TCTAAATTGGGAGAAAAAACTTTATTGAATTTAATTTATAAAGGAGAATCTTTATAATTTTTGCTGTCAGATATACCTGGGGATCTGCCTAATTTTGATGTGGTAGTTATTTGGCCTATGCCTAGATTAGCAAGGTTATCGCCTATTCTCCAGTTTCCTTTTATAAATTCCTCTGGATTTACTTCATCTATTATGGGTAAATATGCTTTTAATTCTGTAGGTAATTGTTTTCTAGCAATTTGTACATACTGATTGCCTCTAAAGTTATCACTGTATTGCTTAACTTCTTCTGGGCTTTTAAGTTTTAATTTATTATCGGCGTTATCTTTATTTTTTTTGATATCATCTATTTGCTTCATTTGTAGTTTGGCTTTTCTTTCTGCCACTTGCTGTGCAGAGTCAACACTAACATGAGCAGGGTTGCCTCTTTCACGTTGTAAATGATAATAAGTTAATTGAGCTTCTGGATCAGGACTTGATTTCAAAGACGTGGCAACCTGATCAACTGCGGATTGATCTAGTTTTTCTAATATAATATCGTTTATTTTCATTTTTGTCTTTGTCTTCCTCCGGCCCAGTAACCTGCTATGGCTCCTATACCTGCACCTGCTTTCTTATATTTATCAGAATCTTTACCTAATTTTTTACCAATCTTTTTACCTGCGTATCCACCTGCAACTGCACCAGCAACTGCTCCTGCAACTTTTCTACCAGTACTAGGTTTTCTGCTGTACTTGTCAGTGATATCATAACTTCTGTATTTTGTCATTGTTTGAAGGTTGCTAACTAATTCACTTGTTACAGCAATTCTTCTGAACTCTTGTATAATTTTTGCCACAATATATTGTCTGGATCTGTATTTTAAATGTTCCCAATCAACTGCTAACCTTCTCCAGGATTTATATCTGGAATCATTTATTTTAATCTGCCTCTCTAAACTCATAAAATATGTAGTTGCTAACGGCACTTTACCTTGTGATGCTAATTTATAAAAAAATTGAGAATGTTGTTTAGGTTCAAACTTACAACTGTTTAAAAATCTTTTACTAAAAATACTGTCTTTTAATTTTATTTGTTTGGAATCAGGGTTGTTTACTATATATGATAGCAAATATAAATCAGTAGCATGTGTTCTAAACAAAGTGTAATTACCATATTGTGTTGTTTTCCTGGCATAACCTAGTGCAAAATCTGACTGCTTGGAATCTTTTGCCATAATGTATAGTACTAAACTATTTAAGTATAACAAATCTGCTATATCACGTCCAGTTAATTTTTTAAAGTTATTGGTAGTCCTTAGCAATCTGCCTTCTGTAATTTCATTGTCTATTAGTTTAAAATCCATTTTATTTGCCTGGCTTCCCTGAACCAAAATTAAGTTTACTAAACTCCAATCTGTCAATCAGTTTAAGGGCATTACCATCTCTGTCAACTGCTACAAAACCTTCTTCCCCAGTTACTTCGAACCCTTTTTCAGTTTCTTTAAATGTCGGCATTTGTCTAATAGTTTCTAATTTTTGTACAATTAAATTTTTGGCTTGTATAAGTTTTAAATATAAATTGTAAACTCCAACAATACTATTTACATGCTCTTTTAAAAATTTTACACCTTGTACTAATAACTGCCTGTATTCATCTTTCTTTTGTTCTGTTTTATATCCATCTATTTTTTTAGTCATTCTTGCAATATAACTTTGTGTAAAATCACTAGAAAACTTAACAGGGTCTTGCTCAAAACTTTCCATCTCTCTGATATTGGAATTAATATGTGCCTTAAGATAAATCATAAAATCCTTACCTATTGTATCATTACCTTTTTCAACCCAGTCAAACATTGATTTGCCTACCGCTTTTAGATACTTATCAGCAGTTTCTATTGCTGATAAAATATCTTTACCTTCTTTATCTGTAAGTGTAATTGTACCACTTAAATCTTTTATAGTTGCGTCTCTAAACCATACAGCAGGATTTTGTGTTAAACCGGTACTATCAAATCCAAACTTGGCTTGGGTATCTGCTAGTGTAGGTCCGCCTACATACTCTGTATGAAAAACTATACCCATTTGTGACGCCATTATTTCCTTTGCTAAGTCTGACATTACAGGAACACCATAAACCAATGTGTTTGGTTTAAAATAAACAACTTGCTCACCATTTATATTACCTTGTTGTAATGTATCTTTTTTATACAACATGTCGCCTTGTAATACAGTTTGTATATTTAATTTAGATAAATTTTCTAAAGCAACTTTTAAAATATCTTGTAAGCCACTATCAGGATGATTCTCTTCTATGTCTTTAGGGGTAAAATTTATTTTAGGTTTTTTTGCAAACACACCTTTAGTACCTACAAAAAATTTACCTGTTTCAGGATCTTTACCACAAACTATTGCAGGAGCACCATCCCATTTTGTTGTCATTGATATTTTTGTGTCTGATTCGCCTTCCAGCATTTGATGTAAACTGTACAGATAATCTACTGCCTCTTTGGCACCTTTAAAACCTTTGTTATAAATATTATCTTCTAGATGCTCAAGGTGTGTGTTTTTACCTTCTGCTTCTAATAATATTCCACTTAGAATATTTTGTTGTAAGTCTAAAAATTTCATAAGTTTTATTTAGGTAAAATTCTACTTTTGTGTAAAGAGAAGCCGGTTACCCATTCTTTGCCTTCGTCTGTTAACCTTACAAATGCAGTGAGCTCAGTGGATGGGAGTTCAATACTGCTTATCTTTCCTTTTATTTCTTTACCTTTATTTTTACCACTTATTCCTTTCCAGGAAACATCACTTCCAGGTTCTATATAGAAGGTGGTATTAGAGCCAGCACCTTCTATAGGTGTGGCTAATTCTTCTTTCGTACCACCCATGGCTTCTTCGGCTTCAATCCTAATTTGTTCTTGTTCATCAACATTGGAATCTAAGTTTGGTCTGTTCTCTTCTTCTTCCTTTTGGATTAATTTTCTTAACGTTTCTAAATTTTCATGCTGATCTTTACTAATGGTTAATGTATTTTCACCTTTAAGAGCGAAAACTTCTCCAGTATAAAGATAATATCCATTACCTTTTGGACCTTGCGGATCACCTGCACGGAGGTTAAGTTCAGGATAATGTAGTTTTACTAGCACAGAATTTATAACCCTGGTTTGTCTTGTTATTTCTTTTCCTGTATCTGGGTCTATCAGAACACCCATTTTACCTGTTTGATTATTAACAAAAGGTACTATGTTATTTGCAAGGTCTATACCCTCACCCTCAACTATTCCTGAACATTTAAAATTAATTGTGGGGGAATCCAAACCTTTACCGGACTGTGCAAAGGGATCTGCATTTTTATCTGGCTGGATTGCCACCAGTTGTCCTTTCCTAAATTTGCCGCCATAATATTTAGTTAAAATATCTTCATAATTTTTAATATTGTTTAATGCTATTTGCCTATATGCCTTTTCAATATTTTTATCATTTACAGCCTTTTTATAAAACTCTAAATGGACTTGTACCTGATCTAATAATGATGCAGTTGTTTGACCTTTTCTGCCTGTTTTTACATCTACTAAAAGTTGTGCTAATTTATTTTCCCAGTAAACTATACTTTTTTTGGCTTCATCTGATTCATCGATTACACCCATGTCCTTCTGCCAGCCATATGCTTTTTTAAGTGTTCCATAATAATTATCTAAACCTGCTTGAACTCTACCAAAAACAAGTTTTGAAATTGGGTTGTAAACCCCTCTTTTAATAATTTTAGTAAACAATGGTGCTTTTGGATCTAAATCATCACCATATAAACTAAATTGATCTGTAAGCCAGTCCTTTACTTTTTTATAAATTCCGTCCGGAATCCTTGTTACTGTATCTGCCTCATATCCTAATGATGCACATAGTAAAGCATGTGTCATAGAATGAGGTGGAACTTTTTTTCGGTCGCTTTGTCTTAAAAAAAATGGTTGATGGTTTTCATCGCCTGGATTTCCCAAAGGATCCATTGTAATCGATTTTATTTCTCCAGTTTTAGGATCTTTCGCTTTAAATTCTGACTGGTAAATGTACTTAACACCTGAGCCTTCCATTGCATAAGCTCTGTCATGTTTTAATAGCACTCCTGAAGTTTCTGCTTGATTGGCCTGAAATCTGTCAGTGTTTTGTTTTTTAACACCGTCTTTTTTACCATCTTTATCACCAAAAAATCTTTTAAGATTCGCAATATTTCTTGTACCATCTGATGTAATAACTTCTGAGCCTTTTACAATATCAGAGACGCTATAGTCATATGAGCCGTATTTTTCATTATATTTAGGTTCAAACCTACCATCTCCAAGCACGGTCCACATTAATTCTGCAACTATTTCTCTGTTTTTAGTGTTTTTTGCATATCCTAAATTAAAAGGCATATTTTCTTCACCAACCCTGTGCCATGATCCTTTTTTAGAATTGTTAGGGATATACTCTATTAGAGTTGCTGAATGACTTTGTAGTTCAGCATCTGGCTTTCTTTTTTGTATTTCCTTCGTAATTTTCTTAATATCAGGTGTTCCTCTAGGATTATTTTCCATAGCAAATGCTAATGCTGACTTATATTCCTCTGAATCGGTATCTACTTTTACATCTGGATCTTCATCTTTGGGAGTGATATCAGATTTCCACCAGTGCCCAGGATTGTAATCGGATGGTCCTATCATCTCTTTTAAATCATAAAGCCAAACATAGACATCGCTAGAGCGACCTAACTTAATTAACTTTCCACTATTATCCCTTGCATATTGGCCATGAAATAATTTACCTTTAGAATTAGGTTTATTGCCTTTAGGTTCTTCAAATAGTCTAGTTACTTCTAGAATTCGCATCTTCGATCTCTTTTTGGTCTTCTTTTATTACTTTTTTTATACCTCTGGAGAACTTATTTGCGTCTTTTCCACGAATACTGTTTATAAGTCTATTTGTAAGATCTTTTGCAGTTTGCTCATTGTAGTGTTCCTCAATTTGTTCTATTAAGTTAATAGCACTATTGATCACATGCTCGCCTCTGTTCGATACCACATGGTTTCTATCACGATCTACTGAGATTTGATTTAATTCTTCTAATATACTGCGAGCCTTTTTCACGTTTTCTCCATCGGAAAATTATGTATAATGCTATTTATCATTATAAGTCGGATTTCTTTAGGAACTCTCGCATGTTCATAGACTGCTCTATTGTGGATTTTTGTTCAGGATCATCAGCCTTTATGGCATTTCCACGTTTTAATTGATCCACTAGGTTATTTGTAGTAACTGTCATTGCATCTTCATCGCCTTCCTGAAGATCTTCTATCCTTAATGTGTCAGGATCAAATCTTAAGTCTACTTTGGTACCTACACCACTACTACTTCTTGTTTTCATAAACTGTATTTGATATCTGCCTTTTTCTCGCATAGCATTACTTGTAAAAATACCCACAACATTATCTGCTGTTTGTATTTTACTAATACCACCTGCAATATGATGATGATCAAATTCTATTTCTTCTACTGCACCTCTGTTTAACTGTGATGCTGTTACAAATAATAAGTCTCGTTCTACTGCTAAGTTACGCAACTCTTCAGATACATACTTGTCTTTGATAAACAAATCACTACCACTTACTTTTGCACTAATAGGCATCATCAAATCTAAATAGTCTACCAGTAAACAATCCACTTTTTCACCACTGGATATCTCATACTCTCGTAAAAATACTCTTATATCATTTACATTAACACCATTTGGCATTTGTTTTACTCTAAGTTTACCAGCACCTTTGGATTTCATACGGACTTTTAAGTCTACATCATCCATATTACGCATTATTTCTTTTGTGCCAAATCCAGACACCATACTGTCTAATCTCATACTAATTAATTGTTCACTAAGCTCTAAACTAATATAAACAGTATTCATACCTGCTAATGCCCAATTTACTGCAAAGTTTTGTAAAAATAAACTTTTGCCTGCTCCGGAGCCACCAGCAAAGATAGTCATTTCGCCTCTGTTTAATCCACCATATAGTTTTTGATCTATTCCTTTCCAGCCTGTGCTAATAGCACCTGACTGATCTTTTATCCATTGTAGCCGCTCTTTAGGATTTTCAAAATAGTCTAATCCTAAATCTTTTACTAAGCCTACCTGACTTGCTTCTTTAATTTTATTTTCCACAGTACCATAATCTTGTTTTTCCAACAAGTCAGTACTTTCAATAATTGCTTTTTCTAATGCTTTGTGTCTACAAAAAGTTTCAAACTCATTCATAAACCATTCATGATGATCCGGCGTTACATTTGGTATAGTTTCTAATTGTATACCTGCTACTGCACTTACCTGCTCGGGCGTAGGAATAGCATTATAAGTTGTGCTATGAGTCTCAAACAACTCAACTGCTTTACGATACTTTAAGTTAAAAAACTCTGGTTTTACAATGTTTTGGCACCTAGCAAATAAGTCTTTATCGCTGAGTAAAAATCTTAAAAAAAGTTCTTGTGTTTCTTCTGTATATGTTTTTATATCTGCCATCTTTTTCCTATCTCATTTAATATATATCTTGCGAAAATGATATGCCCTTCTTTGTTTGGATGCTGATCATCTTCACTTATCTTGTGATTAAAAGTAATATTAGACACGGGCATAACAAAATTACTTTTATCAAATACTGGAAAGTCTAATCCATTAAAGGGTTGACTATCTACTCCTGATTCTTTAAAAACATTGGGCATACATTTATTACTCATACCAGTAATTAAAAATTTTATATTTTTATGTTTACATAATCCTATAAAAGTATTTAACATATTGTATAGTTCAAATATGCCTTGGTCTAACGTTCTTGTCATAAAAACTGTGGGCATAATTAATCTTTGAAAAAAATTTTCTACTTCCTTTACAACATCTGTATTTTCTTGTAGTATCCTGTCTTCAGTAAAATGAAAGTCTTTTATTATACCTACCCAAGCACCATATTTTTCTAAGAAAAACTCTGTTCGCTCAGGATGTGTCAGTTGTAAAACAAATATCCAATCGTCTAAATTTTCTGTATTGTTTATAAACTCTGTTGCTTGTCTAAATAATCTGTGATTACTTCCTCCCTCTATAGATTCATTAATAACCTTTTCAAAATTATCTTGTAAAAAATGTCCCCAATTTATTAATTGTTCTGTATCAGAAAAGTGTTTTGTCCCAGAACTAAAACTACAGCCATTTACATACAGTTTCATAAATACTTACCTACTAAAAAACCTAATAGGAATATAAACCAATCAAATATAAAATGCATTAAAAATGAAATAGCAAATATTTCCTTCCAATGCTCTTTACAAATATCTAACCACTCTGCTAATTTTCTCATAACATTTTTGTCTTTACTTGTACTTTTAGTTTATTATCCGTTGCATGTTTTATAATACTTGCCAAAGTAATCAATCTTCCATACTTAATAACTGCTTCATCGGCATCTTTGATATCATTTGTCCAGGGAGGAAAACTTACTTCCCAACCTAACTCTAGTGCCTGCTCTATAAGTTCTTTTCCTGCGTTGTCTCTATCAGGACATAGTATAACACGTTTGCCTAATTTTTCAATCAGATGTGCCTGCTCAGGCGTAACACTATTACCTTGTATGCTAACTCCATCTAGTTGAATTGCATCAAAAACACCTTCAGTTACTATCACAATTTCTCTTTTGCTATCAGCAAACCTATCAATGTTAAAAACATACCCTGGTTGTATTTTGTGCAAATACTTTGGAGTTGTTTTATTGGGAGGATCAATATGCCTTGCTGTCCAACCAACCAACTCTCCATTATAAGTAAATGGAACAACTAGTCTCTGCTTATATAGACTTTGATTAAAATAAAGTAATGGATATAGGCCAAGCAGTCCTCTTTGTTTTGCGTATTGCTTAACATTATGTGTGTCAGGCAAATCTTCTACTGCTACGGCTGTATCTGGTAGCGTCTCCGCATTAAATTTTTGTAAGTTGTATATATAGTCGCCTGGCTCTTGTTCTTCTAAGACATCATTATATTTTAATAATTCAATTTGCACTTTATGTATATCTGAGTCAGATACACCCAGTATTGATGCTAAGTCTTTATATTTTTTACCTAAATTTGGATTGGGTGCCCAACCTGTAGTAAAATTGCAATTAAAACAATTATAACTTATCCTAGAACCTGTTGTAATTAGTCCGCCCCTTTTTCTCTTATCATTACACATCGGACAATCCATAGTAATCCATCCACTAGGAGTTTTTGTTGTTCTAACGGGTAAATTGTCTAAAAGTAGCCTATGTACTTTTTCTATAAGAAAGTCGATATCCATGCGGATATTATAACAGAATATATCTAAAAAGTCAATTAGTTTCTAATCAGTATTTGATTAATAGTCCCACTTTCAGGAGTATGAATTACTCTGATCCAATTAGCATTAACAGTAAATGTTTTATGATATATGTCACTAGATGCTGATAAACTAATATTGCTTTCTATATTGAACCAATCAGTACTTGCTTCATCACTGTTAGGCGTATTTTCTATACAACTGCCTTGTATTGTTAAATTACCTGTGTATGCTGAAGGATAAACAGCAATACTGTGAAGAGCATGGCTAAAATTTCTATCCTGATTACCAAATAAAGCACTTGTTGTGAATATATTTGCTGGATCTCCAGAGTCAGTACTAGCAACCTGTGTAAATGTATTTCCTAATTGAGTTTCAACAGGTTCATGTTTTAATTGTGTATCTATTTCTATTTGGAATTTTACACTACTATTTTGATCAGCATAAACTGGATATTCATTACCATCTGCTTTTGTCATAGAAACATAAATTGTATATAAACCTTCATCAACATTTCTCAAGTCTCCTTCGTCTAAAACAAGTTTAACCTGTCCAATATCGCTAGTATGCTCAAGAAGTTTAGTAAATATTCTACGTCTTGTAGTAGGATTTATAAGTGTAGCAGACAAACTCTCAGAAAAAACGTTCTGTAGTTTTCTGTCTCTGTTCCTAATGTCAAATTTAATTTGGTTGTACATGCCTTTATGGGCAATTAGTTTTCTATTATTCATTGGTCTGTTATCCACGTAAAGTCCATTAGTATTCACCACCAATCCAATGATGTCCTCGTAAAGATATAGTCTGTGATCACCTTGTGACATATTTTTTAGCTCTTAATAATATACTATTTATCGTTTCATCGCATAAATACTTTTGTGGAGAAAGACAACCTTATAACAGAAACAACTGAGCGATACCCTTTTCTGACGGGTATACAATACGGACAAGGAGAATACATAGGTATTGTTGTAAATCATGACAATGCTATAATGACTTTTTATGATGTTTCAAAAATGAACGGTGATAAAGAACGTGAAGAATTCCTAGATTTAGGTGAAACCTGGTGGTGGGAAAGTAATAGGCAATTACCTATAGATATATTTTTACATCATGAAATGAAAAAATTTCACAGATGTTTAAGAACGTTTGTAATGAAAGATATTGAAATTCTTTTTGGTCCTACAACTAGTTTACAGAATCTTCTCAAGAAAAGAATTAAGAGAAGAGGTGTGCAACTTGTAATTAAACATAAAGATAATTAATTACAAATTTTCAACAATTAAATTTAATTGTACGATAATTGCTAAAGCATAACCATAACTATGGCTTTTCTTAAAAAAGTATGTGTCATCTTTAGGCTTTGTCCAAACATCTGCTTCCACTTGTTCCCACGTTTTACCTACCAGATGCCTTTTGCCTGGTCGAATCATTGCTAATATCATTGCCAATTGTTCTATATTTTTAGGCTTATATTGTTTTACAATATCAAAATGATTATTAATATGAAATAATTGTTCAACAACCTCTTTATGTTCAAGTAATTCCCACATTGGATCTGTTGCTATAAGGCTATCTAAATGTTGCTCATCAATTATGTCATTGTAAATATGGTTGTTTAGAAAGTCTACTTTAAACCAACCTTCATCTTCTGCTTGTTTGTGATCTATTGTGCTGTAACCTTCTAATGGAAACTTAGGAATATTTTGAAAGTAGACACCAGTATTGTGTTTAGTAAACTTACCATCCTTTTCAATACTTGCAGGTGTATGCTTGACTAACGTAAGAAAGTCATCTCGGTTAGCCATATCGATATCTACATCAAAATCTATTTTCATTTTTTATATAACTCTAAAAAATTTCCTTGTGGCAAATCACTTGCTATTTTTAAAAACATTCTCTTAGCCATATTAGTAAAATTAAAATTGCAACTTATACTGTATCTCTCACTATTACCTAAAACAGGATTTGTATAGTGCGATAAGTATCCTGGAAATACAAACATGTCTCCTTCTTCTGGATTTAAACATATATTTGATAATCCAAATCCACTAGTTTGTCTTTCTCCAAATTTAAAATATAATTGACCTTCTTGCTTTTCTTTTCTGTTATTATTATAGTAATTTACATTTTTGTCAAGTTGTATTTTAGTAAAAATTACACATACTAAATCTGCTGAAAGTATATGATCATGGATTGGATTGTATTCGTTTGCTATTTGTTTATTGTACCAACTTTTTGTAACCTCTAGAACTGTATTAATTTCTCCAGTTTTTATTATACCACCAATCATTCCACAATCTACTTCTTTAAGATACCTATGCATATTTGCAGATATTGTATCTAACACATCTAATTTTTTTAATTCATCTGTGATATCTATTTCTTCTCTTAAATTTCCGACCAAATCTCCTGATAAATCTTCACCTTTAGTAGGAAGACATATTTCGTGTAGGCTTTGAGTTTGTGTATCACTCAATTTAAAATGTGCTATTCTAGGTCCAAATGGTGGTATTAATTTCATTTTTATTTACCTTCATCAAACGATCTATCGCCTTTGGCATAAGTATCCTCAGGAACTATTTCAGCATCAGCATTCATGAATCTCATGCGTTGTATTAAATCCCAATTAATACCCTTACTTGGTTTCCATTCTTCAGCGATACTGCTCATATCGTTCATATTAAATTGTTTTTTCATATTCCTGCTACCTCACATGCCTGCTTAACCTCTGCAACTTCTTCTTTATTTTGTACAAATAGTTTCATCCAAAAATTTGCATCAATAATATGTTCTATCATTTTTACTTGTTCATCATTAAACCTAGGCAATAACTGATCTCCACTAACACTTAAATATATTAACCAAGGGGATATTTTAGCACTTCTTATATCGTGTACTGCTCTTGAAGTACTAACTTCATTAAAATAATTCTGCCATTGAGTATCATTATTTTTTGCCCAAGTATCTAAGTACATAATATTTCGTTCTAATGCTTTCATACCTGGTTCTTTTTTAACATAAGTCAGTAAAAATTCATCATATAATTTATCTTTACTCCAGTCTGCTAATTTTTTACCTTCTTTTATTAACCACTCTGAAAATTTTTCAGGGTTTAAATATTCATTTGTAATACAACTTCTACCAAACTTTACAAATCCTTCATAATATTGGCTTTTTATAAAATCTTCATGTGTTTTAGATTTAGTTGCTGTAGTATTTAGTTCATAAAACATTTGGAATACTCTGTAAGCCAATCTTGTATGAGTTAAATCTTTATCAGCCCAACGTCTTTTCTTTACACACATATGGGCACTCAAAGTTCTTTCACTCATGAAACTTTTTTCACACCATTTACAAGTATTACTTTCCAAAGATTTCTGTGATTGATTTGTCATCGTATCCATTTGATTTTGCTAAATCCTTTAATTCGTTAGTTGTATTAATGTCTATTAAATTATTTATGTCCTCATTTTTCATATGTGGGAATATACTGTATATAAATTCAAAAACTTTATTTTTCTTTTTTCTTGAATTAGGCGGTTTTAAATATGGATGAAATTGTATTTTACCAACACCACAGGCACTTAGAAGCAACCATTGTAACTCAGGATGTTTACTAACTTCGCTAAATTGGAAGTTTACAAGTTCATTAGTCATGTATATGTAATTTGCGGCATCTTTACCCTGCACACTACTGCAATACCTCATCATCATCCAGGCACTAAAGGCTTTTTTACCTTCATCAGACAAATTATTATAAAAATTTCTATCCTTTTTGTCAATTGCCGCCATTATATCTTTTAATGGTATTTGAGGTTTCTTAGGCATTATTCTCCTTCAAACTCAACTATTGTTTCTACATTATAGCCTGTTTGTTTTATTACTTTAGACCCGCCTAAATCAGGAAGATCAATTACTGCTAGTACTAATATATTGTCTTTAGATATATTAAATGATTCACTTATTAATTGAGCACAGGCAATAGCAGTACCACCTGTTGCTATAAGGTCATCTATTATAACAATTTTATCCTCTTTTGTCAATTCAGAACATTTTTGTATATGCAATTCTGAAGTTCCGTATTCTAATTCGTATTCTTTACTATATGTAGGGTTAGGCAACTTACCTGGTTTTCTTGCAAGTACTAATGGTAAATCCATATCTCTAGCAATAGGACTGGCAAATAAAAATCCTCTGCTTTCTATTGCTACTAACTTTGTTGCATTAAACATCATACAACTAGCAGTCATGTCAATAAGTGCTTTGTTGAACGCTTCTGGGCGTTCTAATAGGCTTGTAATGTCTCTGAACTGTATTCCTTTTATAGGAAAATCAGGAACAGTTCTTATATATTTTTTTAATTCTTTCATTGTATTTTTAATTTAAAAATTGTTTCCCATTCTGCATATTGAACAGTATCAAAATATTTTGGAGGATATGTAGGTGCTGTCCATTTTATAGAACGTTGTCTTTTATAAATTGTTTTTAACCAAACTTTATGTCCTGCTATTGTTTCAACAGGTCTCCATGCAAACCATTTTTTCCATTTTGAATATTCTGGTTGTGTTGGATCTTTCAAATGTGGATACCTCGTATAAGCAGGATGACTAAAAGTTGTATTTAAATTTTTTCCTTTTATAATGTTTTTGATCATTAAAACAAGTCAATATGCTCATAAGGTAAATCTGATTTACCAAAATGTCCATAATTTGTTGTCTTTGGAAGATCCAAATTAAATAAATCAAACTTATCTATAATTCCTTTAGGTGTTAAATCAACATTATCAAGTATCCAATCTGCTAAGTCTGGTCTAACTTTACCGTCTGCATATACATAAACACTAGTAGGCTCTACTACACCGATTGCATAACTTAGTTGTACTGTACAGTTATCTGCTTTACCAAATGCAACAATATTCTTTGCCAAGTATCTAGCCATATAAGCCGCACTTCTATCAACCTTGGTACAGTCTTTACCACTAAATGCTCCGCCACCGTGTGGTGCATAACCACCGTAAGTATCAACAATAATTTTTCTGCCTGTTAATCCTGTGTCTCCGTCTGGTCCGCCGATTACAAATCTACCTGTAGGATTTATTAAAAAATCTGTTTTATCTAATTCGTATTCTGTTATTTCATCTCTAATAAGTTCTTCTAGACTTGATCTTACTTGTTCTATAGTTACATTATCTTTGTGCTGAGTACTACAAACAATCTTATCAATACTGATAGGATTGTTTATACCATCATAACTCATAGTCACCTGAGATTTACTATCAGGCTGTAACCAAGGTAATGTATTATTTGTTCTTTCACTTTGTAATCTTCGTAATATTCTATGACTAAAATGTATGGCACTTGGCATAAAATCTTCAGTTTCATTACAAGCATACCCAAACATTAAGCCTTGATCACCTGCACCAAAATTATCTGTTCCTAATGCTATATCGGGAGATTGGCCATGCAGTTCGTTATATACTTTTAAATGTTCCCAATGAAACCCGTCTTGTTCATAACCTATATCTCTAACTACTGCTCTTACAAGTTTTTCTATATAAACTTTATCAAACTTATCGCTTTTAAATTCACCAGCAAGAGTAACCATATTTGTAGTTACTAGGGTTTCTACTGCCGCTCTGTAATTAATATTATTATCTATAATATAATTTGCTACTGAATCCGAAATTAAATCAGCAACTTTATCTGGGTGCCCTTTACTAACACTTTCACTTGTAAATTGATAACTCATTATTTGTCTCCTTGTTTTACAAAAATACCATCTACCATGCGGCCTTTTCTGTCTTTTATATCATTATATGCTACTTGTAAACATTCTTCCATTGTGATATTATTTCTTTTCATAATGTTTATCATTACAACTAGCATGTCTCCTAAGTCATCTCTAATATCGTTTCCTTTACATACATTGTCAGATAACTCGCCCATTTCTTGTAGAAGTTTTAAAACCTGATCTTTATCACTGGCACCGTCTATTAAGTTTCTGTCTACATGCCATTGCTCAACTAATTTAACAAGTTCTTCCATTAAAGTTTACCCTCTTCTTTCATTTGCTTACGAATTTTTGTTGCACTGATATCTTCTATATCTGCATCAAATGTTTCCTGCTCTACTTTATATCCAACATCTCTACCATATGTAATGTTTAAAATATTTGGTACAGGGTAGCATCTAAATTTACCAGCATATTCGGCCAACGCAATTTCTATTTTTTCACATATACTATCCACTTGCCAAGGATTATCATCTGTTAGTGGCATATCTCTAACAAGTATTGCTACTTGGCCATGTTTTGCTAATGCTTTTTCAAACAAAGCCTTATGCCCATCATGAAAAGGTTGGAATCTTCCTAGCATCTGTGTAGTTGGTTGCTTAGGTTGGAACTCATGATCTTTTAAATCCACAGCAATTAGTCTTGCCCATTCCTCTACCATCTCTTCTGTCCACCACTCATCAGCAGTTATTGTTGCATTTATAAATGTACTTCCATCAGGTTTTTCAAACATTTTATTAGTGTCTTCAAATCTACCTTCTTCAATTGTATCCATCCAAATTACATATTCAGGGACATTTTTTTCACGAAGTTCATTTGTTGGACAAACAAAATCTGCTACACCATATCGTTTTTTAGCAACACTTTTGCGAACATAATCTCTCATTCGTAATGCTTGTCTTTCTCTACCCTCAGGTGAGAAATCCCAATCCATAAATGTTTCACGTATTTTATCTGCGTTGTGCCAGTCTGCGTTTCCTAAAATCTCAACTAGTTTTTCTGCAAGAGTAGATTTACCTGATCCAGGTAAACCAAAAATTAAGACTCGTTTCATCTATTTTCCCTTTCCCATTCTGCGTTTTCTTCAAATTCTGCAAGATATTCTTCCATGTTTTCAGCAACTAGATCTTGACTATCATGCCACTTAGTATTTAACCAGCCAACCTGAGCATCATAACTTTTACCGGTGCTATCCATGTAATCATAGTCTTGTTCTAATTCAACTTTGTCATAAAATACAGCATCAACAAATTCTGCTAAATTTGTTTCAACTACACCAACTCCAAGTTTAAATTCATCAAAGTCCTCACCGTCTGTTTCCACAAACCATGCACCAAAGGAACCTTTCTCTGAACTATGAAAACATAAAACAGGAACATACTCATTACCGTCTTCATCTTTTTCATTTAACACTTCTGGTTCGTCATCAGTACTAAAGTAACCGCCTTCTCTGCCATATACATGAATTGCTTCGCCTTCATATACTTCGTTATCATAACTCCAGTCATCTGAACCGTCTGCTGGAATTTCATACACATAAAATCCACCATCTGCATAGGCACTATTGATGTGTTCAAAGTTATCGTTTTCCCACAAATTAAAATACTCACCTGGATCTGTGCAAGGACTTGGTGGAGTATCAGGATCTAACAATGCATCTTCAGGTTCTTCATCGTTCCAACCGTCTTGATCTGATTCTAATACAGCATCAATAAGTTCACTAGTATCATCTAGTTCTGCGTAATAACTGACAAATGCCGGATTTACTTCTCCTAAAACAAGTTCTCCTCCGTATCTGCCGCCTTCTATTCTAAATTTTCTTTTTGCCTTCATTTTATTCTCCTATTCTATGTGATTTCTCACAAATTCTTTTATTATATGGATACCTACTGATGCCCATGTAACTACTATTAAACTCCAAATCAAAACTTCTATCATAAAAGATCTGATATATCTATATTTTTTATTTTTTTTAAGTCTTTTACAAACATAGCACACTTTGGTTCAGGACCATCTTCTAAAGGAACAACCAACATATGGCCATTCTTTAATTTAGGAAAGTACCATTTAACGTCTTGGTAAACATTTGTAATCTGTATTTCTTCTGATCTTGGCATCCAACTATGCATTGGATTAATTACAGGACTTAAAAAGCCTCTGTTATTTAAACTTGCTAATGGAATAATTTCTAAGTCTGCAAAGTCTTCATCACAAGTTAATATACTCCAGTCCATAGGCATCTGTAATTTATATTCGCCTATCTGTAAACAAATTGCTGGAGCATGGAAACTTTCTAAAAATATTAACGGCAGGAAGTAATAATCCTGAAATTCTTCGTCTCCGCCATCAAAAACACAATATCTTATATCGTCTATTTCGTCAGGTACACAGTCTATATCGTATGTATTATTTTCTATCGTTAGTATTTTCATTTATATTCCACCTTGGTTACGGTATGACGAAAGTTTGCTTCTTTATAGAACTGCTTTCTTTTTGTCAAATGCCTTTTGCTATATTTTAAATTACTAGTCAGGTCAACAACCTGAACATAGTCTTTATCTTGTGCTTTTCTAATACCTCTTCCAATACTTTGTATTACTCTCACAAAACTCTTTCCTGGTTCTAACATAATAAGATTAAATATCCTTGGTATGTTAATACCTACTGCCGCCACACCATATGTAGCAACAATAACTTTATTATCCATTTCAGAAATGTCATCATAATTGTCTTGCCTGTCCTGTTGTTTCATTGAACCTGAAACAAACACCCAGTCAGAATTTCTTTCTGCTAACATTTCTCCTGTTTTTATTCTATCTATTAGTACTAATGTATTACCATTAGCACCAAAGCCATTTATTATTTCGCTTATATGGTCTATTCTTACAGGGTCTGTCACAAGCCATTTTAATTCTTGAGCATAACTACTAAACCCTATCATGCCATCTTGTAATTGTAAAACACTGATATCTAAATCAGCAAGTACACCCATATCCTGTAATTCTTTACTGCTTAAATTACCTACTACAGGACCTAAACTGCATAAACAACCTATTGCTTCATGTTCATCTTTAGGTATAGTGCCAGTTAATCCCCATCTGATAGGTACTCCTTTAAAAGGACCACTTAATAAATTTTTTAAAACTTCTGCTTTTGCTTTATGTACTTCATCAACCATTACACATACAACACCATCTAAAAACTCATCTAGTGGAAAATCTGCTTCATACTTCTTAGTTTTCTTTTCTAATACTGCTAAACTTTGCCAAGTACAAATAGTATGCGTTTTATCATATTCTTTTCTGTCTCCATAAAGAACACCAACATCCAATCCTAAGTTTTTATAATCTTTTTCTGTTTGTACAACTAAGTCTTTATTAGGAACGATTACAATAGTTCTGCCATATTCTTCACACTTATGACTTAGTACGGCTGTTACTAATGTTTTACCTGCTCCTGTGGCAATTTCTTGTAAGCATTGGGGATTATCTAAAAATTTGTTTACTACATCAACCTGATAGTCTCTAAGTATAATAGGATTACCTTCTACAGGATGTCCTTTAGGCCAGGCGACGTGCTGATAACTATCTTTAGTAATATGATCAAAACTTAAATCCCATTGTTGTCTTAAATCTTTTACTTCTATTTCATATCCATCATTTGTAACTATGGGCAATAATCTGTCTAATAAATGGAAATATGTTCTGCCGCCTATATCACAATACCTTATACAGCCGTCCCATCTGCCTAATTTATATGCAGGCATATGATATGCATAAGGTAAAAAGTATTTTACTTCATCAGATATCTTTCGCCTGGTTTTAACGTCAAGTCCTGTGAACCTGACGTTTACCTCGTCTCTAATTTCTAAAATACATTTACCCATATCTTATTATACTACCAAGTGTACCCTAATGTCAAGTAAACTTCTTTACCTTTATTATTATAAAAAGGAATAACTTCTACAACTTCATCTGTGAGATTTTCAATTTTTAAAGATAAAGTTAAACCATTTGTAAATCCTTTTGTAATATATAAATTAAGTTTCTTAAGATCTTCCAAGTATTCTTCGCCTTCTGCTAATACATCATATGCACCAGGTTTTCTTTCTAAGTTTACTGCATACTTCAATCTTACATCAACACCTTTAATATTTTGATTCCAATTTATCACACCACTATATTTTGGTATTCTAGTTTGATCTGTGTCTGTATATTTTAACATTATTCCAAGTGGTCCAAAGTTATTAGCATACCTAAAGCCTTGCGTCTTGTACTCTCCTGTATTAGAATATGTAGGCATAGTGTAAACAGGATTATTATCCGCAACTAAAGAATAAACACAACCTAATGGCATGTCTTGTGATGCTGTATAGTTAGGGTCTAACACACAACCACCATATGTACCATCTGCATTTACAGATGCATCGTAATCTACCTGTAAAGATGTTGTGATATTGTCTGTGTAGTAGCCTGGTATATATTCAATTGCTTCTTCAAATTCATACATAAACACACTTAATACACCATAGCCCAATTCATAACCAACACCTTTTTCAGGTTCTAATTCTTCATTACCTTGAACAAATCCGTCACCAAACTTTTCATATAGGTTTGCCTTTCTAAAACTGTTTCCTAAATTAAAGAACCAGTCTCCTTTTTCAATACCCAGTCTAAGAGCATTCTGGTCATCGTTGCCCAGTCTAATACCAAAGTTATAACTTAAAATAAAATCAGCATTGGCTTGAAAATAAATGGCACCATTCTCATCTGAATACTTCTCATCTGTCTGTGTTAAAGTATAAACACCATTACCCTGGGTAAC